CCGATGGTGAAATCTGATCGATCGATCTTAAAATACGGTCAATATCTACATCATCTGGAGGAGCCATAACCGTTTCATCGGGATCGAATGAAGGCTTGGCGATAGGCTGATCATTGTAAGATGGATTCTGATTACCATTGTTTAATTCATTGCGGATTGCCGCCTCCGCAAACTGACGTTTCAAATCTGGGTTATTTTTCATGATATCCTGGACATTCTGGTCGGAGTTACCAAAAAGCTTGGCGGACATATGAAACATCGCTGCAGAACCTCCAATCATCATCATTAGTTTGATCTCAGGAGCCATTTGAGCCTTGCCTTTGTACTTTTCATGTAGCTCTTCAAATACATCATCATAATCATCGATACCCTCGCCTACGCTCTCGGACCAGCCATTAAGTTTAAGACCAAACGGATCAAATCTTTTATTCACAAATTCTGTGCCGCTTGTTGCCATCATAAGTGTCTTTCGCTGAAACTTAATAGAGGCCTCGAGATCGCGCTGCGATTTAATACGCTCGTATTCGTCGCGCATTTCAATGACCGAATCATGTCTAGAATAATGCTTACTTAAAGGAATTCCCTTGGACTCAAGACGCTTGAGCTTGAACAGTAAATCTTGCTTTTCAGCGTTATTCTCGGTATGATAAACTGGGCGAGATCCAATGTCTTGAGCACGCTGAAAAGCAGGTTTGAACGCCGAAGTAGAGTCGTTCTCTCTCTCGACTGAAAAATTTATCTTGATATCATCATCATCTTTTTTAGTATCGATACTTTTGAAAGGAATTTCGTTTGATACGGTCATTTCTACATTGTTTTCGGGTGATGCGGGGCGAGATTTTCCAGGATCTATCAAAAGATCGAACTCGTTATCTTCGTCATTTGGTTGGTCATTCATCAGACCTACGTCAAAATTAATTTCTTCAACATTCAGTTCGTCGAGGGACATAGTTTGTATTATAAGTTGATAGTTTATTTTTATATGTTTTTAAACGCACTTGATTGAATGATACGCAAGTCCTTGTAAAATAACATCTGCAAGGTCATCCTTTTTCTTTTCGATCTCGAATTTGTTTGAAAGTTCTGACACGTCTCTTATTAATTTCGACACAACTTCGATAGATGTTTTCTTGTTTTCCTTATAAGATCTTGGAATAGATTCAATAAGACTCCTCTTCTTACAATATTTCAATTTTTCTCCGGCATTGATGAAATCAACATTGATCTCAGGAAATTTCAATTGAAGGTAAGTAAACAGAATCATTTGTATCGATTTCATTTTAGGATTCTTCAATACTGGTTGATTCTCGATAACAATGTGCGTCATTTCGTCAATCGGAATCTCATCGAAATGTTTCTTGAGATTAACAAGGGTTTTTTTGTAATCTATTTGATTTGTCTTCTTGATATTTTTGAGTTTCAATAGACTTTTGATTTTCTCCTTGATAACTTTTGANGTCTCTTTCTCGTCAAGTTCAATCTCGTTNATAGAACAACATTCAATCAACTCNGGCTTGGATAAATGCAGGTATTTTGAAGAGACGTAATGAAGNTCTTCAAAGTTACGATTGATATCGAGATTTTGCCAAGTTTGTATAGTGAAATTATCTTCTGAATNGATACTCATNATTACGTATGATAGATTGTTGATGCCAACATCTATGGACAATAATTTCATTTTATTATGTGANATATAATAATATGAGATTCAATAACACACTTGTTTCATACAAAGGNAAAACTCGACGATTGCCTAAGAGATACTTGAGTAATTTGAAAGGAAGTGATTTGAANANACANATCAAATCAATTTTCGAAGGGAAAAAGAGACCGCAGATCAAATCAAGAAAAGCAAGAAAATCGACGTGGACAGCTAAATTNGATCGCGAATATGGTGATGAAATCGTAAAACTTAAAGGCGGAAAGACTTTAAAAAACATATCAAAGGTTTCAGGGATCTCCGAAAAGGCTTTAAAAGAGGTTTACAATAAAGGTGCGGCGGCCTATTTTACAGGAGGTTCAAGACCAAATCAATCAAGTCAGTCTTGGGCGTATGCAAGAGTCTATAGTTACATTATGGGTGGGAACACAAGAAAAGTTGATACGGAAGTCACCGAAAAATACAATGTAAAGTTCAAACACACTTGAATTCTTGACATACTTCCTTAAAGTGTTTAGATATTGTGAATTTCGATACTTGCGCAACATCTGCGACATCGTCAATTTCAATGTTCAATTCGAGTTTCAATGAGCAATTCAATATGATTAGTGCAATATTTGTTATGTAATTTCCGTTGATGTTAAACATTGGGTGATTGAAGCATTCTTGCTGTAAACTCTTTTCGTCTTTTTCATTCAACTTCTGTTTTATGGCAAGTCTATTGATAAATCTATCAAAATAACTGTTCAAATTCTGAATTTCTTTGTCATTGTTGATACCAAGTCGCCTGAATATTTCGCCAAACCTTTTAAGACCTCTGGAAAAATCACTCTTTTTCATATCAAACAAGATTGCAATCTCACTTGGGGACCTAGGGCAATTACAAGATTTACACGCAGTATAAACGCAAGAAGCAATCATGCCTTGACGTATCATTCCTCGAGTTGATGATAACATGGAAATTTTATTGTAATATGCTTTAGATGTATTCAAAACATTCTTATTCAGATTTGCTTCGTTGATCTTATGATTGATTAGTTTGAAGACTTTGCTCAAAGATTTTTCGCGATACGGCATTGAAATCCATTTATGGACTTTTTTGAGACGATAATCACTGATAGAAGAAGCTCCAATCATCGAAGTGCTCATTGAAACTTGGGGCATATACGTATCAATACTTGTTGCCCTTGCGTTAGACATTGTAAAATCACCGGTTGAATTATAGTCAGTCCAATCAACATCAGTGTTGATGAAAAGTTCATTCAATACTTGGCCACAAGATGGACACTCGTATACATTACCATTCAAAACACCATGCTCGTTACAATGTGTGCAGAATCTGTTCGAAGTTTCATCTTTCTCTTGGACGGATACCGAAGTTTTGAACGAATTTATCAAATCTTCATACATTTTTCAATATCGACTTGAATATCATTTGTGAATCATTTTTCATTTTTTCAAGAGTATAAATCGATTATCACGTATTTCGATTCATTCGCTTGATAATCCCATAGAAACTTGCTAGTTTTGTAATATTTTCTATATGGAGAAAATTCTATGTTATTCATGACTTTTATTCCCATTCGATTACAAATTTCCTTACACTTATTCTCGACAATTCCGTATTGATTACAAACACATCTCACATTTCTTCGTTTGATCCAAAATATCAGGGAATCTTCTGTCGAGTGCACAAATATAATGGATTTTCCGATCATTTTGATGAATTCCACAACATGATCCCAAAGTATAGAGCCAAACCCATTTCTTTGTTCGTAAGAACAAAACCAGAGAATTTCTGCACAATCTAAATGAACATTCAATACACAAAATCCTTTGATTCCTTCGTTGTCTTCGTAATAGACGACGATAGGAATACGCTTATGGTTGATGAGATTCACATTAGAACACAGGTTTTCAAAAAGATCCTTCCAATTCCACCCAAAGATTTCACAAAATTTGGATTTCAAAGTAATATTTGAATTTCCATGTAATACACGCAGATGTTGATACATTGATGAGACCTCACTGTTGTATTTTTGTCTTAAGAGATCCACATTGAAACTTTTATTCATCTTGACTAGTTTATGTCATATAAATAATATTCGAAAATGGTTACTAGAAATCTATGATATAAGTATAAACTATGTTTGAAATTCAATATTGCCGTTACTTCGACTCGAATGTTCAATCTTTCGGATATTTCGATTCGATTGAGAGTGTTAAACAAAAATTCGTAGAGATCCTTGGGGAAGATGTTGATTTTGCTCCCGATTGTAGATTCGAAGACAATCATTTGCACGTAAAACGTCATAGGATATCTGTATGGGTAAACGAACACGATAATGCCGCAAACAAGAGACGCTTGTATATTTCAAGGTGTAAGAGAAACTCTGACATTCCTTAGGTCATAAAGAAGTAATTGTTGGTTATTATAATCAAAAAGTATATCCTGAGGTCATTTTCTGCAAAAAAATCAATGCTCGTATCTTTCTCATATTTCACTTCTTCGAGTTTTTTGTATATTTTCGACCAATTCGTGAAACAGGATCTGCTAAAATTTCTATATTTAACCGTATTCAGTCTATCAAACACAAATTTGTATCTTTCTATTTTTTTAGGGAATGCGAGATTCCTACACACATCATCTTTGAGGAATCCTCGATTCCTCAAACTTTCTATGTGATCGTCTTGTAAATTCATTACTATGCTTAAACATATAAAATAATGTAAAGGTGTTCAAACGCAGCTTTTATATTACAAATTGCCTGTATTTGCCTATGAATGATGGGTCGTTGTCTGAGGGTTCGATGTATTTGGTATTGAAACTAGTCTCATCAAACGTTTCTTCTACAATATCGCTACAATATCTCTCAATATCTTCTTCCCAGACAAAGTCATCAATGTCTTGGCCCTCTTCTATTATCTCATCATCTATTTTCGTTCGTCGGTTCATTTCATCAGCATATACCTTGACATATAGTTTTTGTTTTTCTTCGTTTCTCGCCTTGTTCTTGAGATATTCCTTGCATTTGTCTCTTTTGAGACGATCAGACATATCAATTAAGGGTAATTCTATACGACTTGCTTCACGTTTGAGAACTTCGTCAAAGTTTTTCTGATTCGTATCTTCAGTTAAGGCGAATATTTTGTTGATCCATCGCTTACAAAAGTGTTTTTCACTGTATTTTGATCTAAACTTTTCACCAAATTTTTCTTCAAAATTGTTAAACAACGATAAGACAATCGCTTCTAACGCATCCTTCCTTTTCTTAGAATTGAAGTTCTTTCCATCGTGAATTTGAACAACGTCCATCGATTTATTCTGAAGCATGATATTGTGATTTTCTGGGTGGTTCTTGTTAAAATGAACGTAATGCATCGCTTTGGCAGCAAAAGCATTTGGACCAGCCATTAGTCGCATGGCTAGATTGTCAGTAATATAATTCAGTTCTTCGTTTCCAAGGGGACGAATCTGAACTACTTCCACATTTACATTCGAATTATTGATTGAGTTGTCGTTGAACGAGTTAATAGCATTTTTAACATTCANCTTGCGGAAGTTTACNAGTTGTCTTCTCATTTTCTCATTGTTCATTTCTACTTTCTCAAAGTCTTTCTTTAATTTTTGAAACTTCATTTCTTGTTCTTCTTTATAAGTTTCAAATATACGCTCAAAGTCTTTCAAGGAAATCAATCTGTCTTTCATGAAAGCGCTTCTTTGCTCTTTCTCGAGATTTCTAAGGTGTTTGTTCGTATTCATGTGTGTGTCACATTGCTTCTGTGTTTTAAACTCAACATCACATAGTTTACAATGAAAGGGCATGGTTCATATTGATATTATATGAAGATGTTTTTATATGATGTGATACAAAAAAATCTTGGATTAGACAATTTTGTTGGTAAACACTTAAGAAGTATTTCTTTTGCTTCTAATTGTAATTTCATCCATTACAGAAAGTTCTGTATCATTACACATATATTCTTCAATGACGAGACTGATTCTTACATCATTTACTTTCGATCCGAATGAGTTTACTTTATGACACAAATCTCCCCGTACTTTCAAGTAATTTCCATTTATAGGCTTTTGGTATACAACAGGTGTAGGTAATGGAATATAACTGCTTAAACCCAATGGCTTTGAAAATTCGTGAACATTTGATATGCCTTTTTCATATGCAACAAATTCACCGCCAATTATGTCTTTAGGGCAGTTTACGTATATTATATTGATAAAACGAGCCAACAAATCTCTATTGAAGACCCCGGATTCAACATCGATTGTATTATCATAATGTGGTGATACGGCATCATCCATCATAGATATATCTGACGCTTTTATGACAAGAGTATTGATAACGAATGCGTTAGAATCAGAAAGAGTAACTCTTTCGAAAATGTCCCAAACCATTTGTAATTTCAAATCATTCACGAATAACCTTTGTGCTAAATCTTTGTTTTTGAATATTACTGTAAATCCAGTCACGTTGGTAAATCCTTCTCCTAAACCACCACCAGCAACATTTTCAGGATGGGTTTTAAGTTTGTCTGTTAAATACTGACATTGATCGGGATTTAAGAAATCGGTAAATCTTTGAATATTTGGTGTATGTTTTGCGATTGTTGATTTGTAAGAAAACTTATCTGGTATTTCGAACATATTTAACCATATAAGTGAAATCACAGCGAACACAACAAATCTTGTTTTGTATTCCATTATAAGTATGAAGATTTTTTATTGAAGTTTTCAAGCGGAACGCTTGAAAATTATGGGAACAGATCTGTAAGCTTAGAAATCCCAATCAATCATCCCAATCAATCCTCCCAACCCATCATTTGTGTAGAGAATTATAAGGGTGTGGGACGTTTTACCCTATGTTTCAAATGTTTGAATCAAATATATAGGGGTGACGTTTAAACCCTATGTTTTTAGTCCTTTGTGAAAGTATAGGGGGCGATGTGTTTCCCTTTAAAATTATCCCAAAATCGCCATTTTTTGGGCTAATTTTGGGTATGGAGCTCACTTTTTGTCTTTTTTTTTTAAGGGTGAGAAACAGTTCCCCTTGAACTGTTTCTTATATTTTTATTTTTTTAGTAAAAAAAATATAAAAAAAGAGAAAAAAATAAGGAAAAAGGTAAAAAAACCATATAAATTTTTTACCTGAAAATGGTCGTCAATTTACCCCCCCTATAGAAAATCTTCTCCATATGAAAATCCTGGAAAAAAAAAATTTTCGAGCTTTCAAGTATAGGGGAAGTAAAAATTCCGTCCACTGTTTTTGTTCTATGAAAAGTCTAAGAAAACAAAAACAGTGGAGAGATAAAAACCGTCCATATAAATTTAAGCTAGATTTTCGCCAGATTTCTGGCTCAACAAAAAATTGGAGAAAAAGGGGATAGGGGGGGTTTTGTTCGACCATCTGAAGGTAAAAAATTTATATGGTTTTTTTACCTTTTTCCTTATTTTTTCGCTCATTTTGAAAAATTTTTTACCCTTAACAGAAACATGTGAAACTCATTTATAGGGGTAATTGTCTTTCACCCCTAGAAAAAAAACGTCGAAAAGTGTGCTCAATACCCAAAAATGGTCAAAAAGGATGGCGATTTTGGGATAATTTTTTAAGGGGAATCATATATACCCTTAGAAACTACACACAAAAATCGTTCCGTGATGCAAATTCAAGGGGGAATTGTGTTTACCCTTTAAAATCCTACAAAGATCTTCTGTGATGCAAATTCAAGGGAGAATCGTGCTTACCCTTTAAAATCCTACAAAGATCTTCTGTGATGCAAATTC